TTCCGATGGTTGATATTATAATTACAACACAAAATTGGTCTCAATATGTGGAGACCGCTTTATTTACCAACTTAGATTTCAATCCTGAACCTCCATTCATTACTGTGGTAAGACAACCCGAAGTTAAATTCGGAACTAATCCGTCTTTACAATATACTATACCTAACAGAAAACAATTCTATTATGCTTCTGTACCAACTTGGAATGGTAATGAACAAGGTATGGATATATATACAATCCCACAACCAGTTCCAGTTGATATTAATTATAGTGTCAAAATTATTTGTAATAGAATGAGGGAGTTAAATCAACTTAATAAGATTGTAATGCAAAAGTTTTCTTCAAGACAGGCTTACACTTTTATTAAAGGTCAATATGTTCCAATTATTCTTAATAATATATCTGATGAGTCACAAATGCAACTTGATGCTAGAAAATATTTTATTCAAAATTATGACTTCACTATGTTAGGTTATTTGATTGATGAGGAGGAATTTGAAGTCAAGCCTGCGATTGCTAGAGTTGCTCAAATTATGGAATTAGATACTACCGTATTAAAAAGAAGGAGACCAAAGTTTCCTGAAAATCCTGATGAATTTTTATCCAATTTTTTATACATAGTTGGAAATGATACCTTAAGTGAAATAATTGATTTTACTGCCAATTTATCTTTAGTTGGGTCGACCAATGTTGATAGTTTTGATGTTTATATAAATGGGGATTATTTTGGCAGTGATGTTTCAGAAATTCAAATCACCACAAATGATATTTTAAGGATTGATGTTGTCAAAACTAATAACTCCTTAGAGTCTACCATCAAGTTTGAATCTCAGTTGGTTTAATCTTCTCCATAGATATCTTTCTTCTCTTTACAATTTTCTATAATAAGATTTTCTAAAAACTTATAGATTTTTATCCCACGCTTTTCACAGTACTTTTTTAATATCTCATGTGATTCAGGGGATATTTTGATATTCTTTATTTCTTTGGTTGTTTTCATGGGCAGAAAAAAGGTAGAATAAAATCATACTCCTTACAAATAGATATTCAAAAGTCAAGTTTTTTCATACAGATATGAATATTTATCATTAAAATAAATCTGCAATAGAATAATTAAAGCATGGCAACACAAGTAAATCAAAAGGTATACGTATCGCCTGGAGTATATACGTCTGAAACTGACTTATCATTTGTAGCTCAAAGTGTAGGTGTAACTACATTAGGTTTGGTGGGAGAAACAATTAAAGGTCCCGCATTCGAACCGATTTTTATCACAAACTACGATGAGTTTCAAGCATTTTTTGGAGGTACTGAACCTACAAAATTTATAAACACACAAATCCCAAAATATGAAGCGGCATATATTGCTAAATCATATTTACAACAATCTAACCAACTTTTTGTTACAAGAATTTTGGGTCTTTCTGGCTATGATGCAGGACCTTCTTGGAGTATTAAAGTTACTGCAAATGTTGACCCATTAACAATTGGTCTTAATCCTGTAACAGGAACAACATGGTCTGCAAACTTTTCAGGATCATCAACTGGTAACACTGTAATCTTCAATGGTGGAGCGTTACCTCCACAAGTTTTGGCAAATTTCAATACTCAATATAGACTATCAGATGGTAGTACTTCTACTTTAGCATTGGATTTTAATTTCAACTTAGATTCTATAATGGATACTCCTTCATTATCTGCAAATACTGCGGTTGTTTATGGGGTTCTTCCTGAAAATGATTTTTATGATTTGACCGCCAATTATTCAAATTTGATTAATGAATATGGTTGTGATACCGTAAATATTGCGACAAACGACTTATCGTCAGACGAAAACGATCCTTGGTACTATGCTAACTTTGATATAACATCTGGAAATGCTTACTCGGGATATTCTTTCTTCTATTATGTTAGTTCATTAACATCTGGATCGTCTTCAACATTCACAGGTACTATTTCTGGTACAGTTTACAATTACTCAGGTACTGCTTATTCAGATTACAACAACATGGTGGTGGCGACTTTACGTTCAAGAGGTATTTCTCTTTTCACCAACAGTGTGGACAGTGATAATCATGGCCCAATTTATGAAGTTAGTGGATTAACTGATTTACAGTTAGTTTGTACTGAACAATATTCAGGAGTTACACAATCACCTTTTGAGTCATTCTTGATTTCAGGTGTAACTAAAGATGGTGACAATTTCTCGTTTGAAACATCTATGTCAGCATCTTCATCAAAATACATTACGAAAGTATTAGGTGTTGATAACTTTGGTAAATCAAGAAACGAAGTTCCTGTATTTGTTGAGGAAATTTATCCTAGTACCTTAACTTACGCATATAATCAAGGATACATTCGTGGTTTGAATTGTAATTTGATTGCTCTTCCTGACGCTAGAAGTGAGGACCCAAGCTCAATTGCTTATAACGTAACTCAATATAAATCACCAAGTACACCGTTTTTGGTATCTGAATTGAGAGGTAATAAAGTTTATAACCTATTCAAGTTCGTTTCAATTTCTGATGGTAACGCAGCAAATACTGAGGTTAAAGTTTCAATAAGTAACCTATCATTCAATAACATGACATTTGACGTGTTGGTTAGAAATTTCTTTGACACCGATGCTAATCCTGTTGTTATTGAGAAATTTACTAATTGTAACATGGACCCATTATCTAACAACTTCGTTGCTAAGAAAATCGGTTCTACTGATGGTGAGTACGCATTGATTTCAAGATACATAATGATTGAAATGGCGGACGAAGCTCCTGTTGATGCGATTCCTTGCGGATTCTACGGATATACTCAAAGAGAATATTCTTCTGTAACAAACCCGTCACCAGTTCCAATTTTCAAAACTAAATATTATTTCCCTGGTGAGGTAATTTATAATCCTCCTTTTGGAGCACCAACTGATGTTGTTGAATCTTCAGGAGATATTGTTAGAAGAAGTTACTTAGGATTCTCAAGTCAATTTGGAGTTGATGATTCATTCTTACAATATAAAGGCACTCAAAATCCTTTGAATTGGGTGAATTCTCCACTACCTGTTGATGGTTCTGCTTGGAACTATTTAAGTAAAGGTTTCCACATGGACTCAGGGGCTACTGTTGTTACAATATCAAACTCATCCTTGACAAGTGGTCAAACTGCTTTTGAGTGTGGTGTTGCTGACTTTACAAGAGACCCTGAAACTCAAGAAAACCCATACTACTTTATTTACTCAAGAAAATATACAGTATGTTTCGCTGGTGGATTTGATGGATGGGATATCTATAGAGAGTTTAGAACTAATCAAGATAGATTCCAATTAGGAGCAACAGGTTATTTGGCAGGTGCGGCACCTTCAACAAGATATCCAAACGCAACTGGAGATGGTTTATTCAAAAGAATTGTTGTTGCTAACAATACTCAAGATTTTGCTAACACCGATTACTACGCTTACTTACTTGGTATCTTGACATTCGCAAATCCTGAATCAACTAACATCAACGTATTTGCAACATCAAGTATTGATTATGTAAACAACTCTAACCTTGTAGAAGAAGCTATTGACATGGTACAATTCTCAAGAGCGGATTCAGTTTATATCGCAACTACTCCTGACTACAACATGTATACTCCTGATGCAAGTAATCCTCAGGATATCATTTACTCTCAAGAAGCAGTTGATAACTTGGATAACACAGGAATTGATTCTAACTACACAGCAACTTACTATCCTTGGATTCTTACAAGAGATACTGTTAACAATACACAAATCTACTTACCTGCAACAGGTGAAGTTTGTAGAAACTTAGCGTTGACAGATAACATCGCATTCCCTTGGTTCGCATCAGCGGGTTACACAAGAGGTCTTGTAAATTCAATTAAGGCGAGAGTTAAGTTGACTCAAGAAGATAGAGATACACTTTATCAAGGTAGAATCAACCCAATTGCAACTTTCTCTGATGTGGGAACAGTAATTTGGGGTAACAAAACTCTACAAGTTGCTGATACTGCACTTAATAGATTGAACGTAAGAAGATTGTTACTTCAAGCTAGAAAGTTAATTTCAGCAGTAGCGGTAAGATTGTTGTTCGAACAAAACGACCAAATCGTTAGACAACAATTCTTGGATAGTGTTAACCCTATCTTAGATTCAATTAGAAGAG